CAATGCGTGTAGGTCTCCGTGTTCGGAACGTTCGTCCACGACATCGTTGCCGAAGTTGCCTTCGAACCGCTAGCAGCAGCAGACCAGGACGCAGCCTGGCGAGAGGTGTTAGCCGCAGCGTTGGTCGTGCCAGCTTCACCCGGATCACCGGTGTGCAACTTCACGTAAGTGTTGGCAACAGAGAAAGAAGTGCCACTCAGCGTGTCAAGAAAAGCAAGTTCTGCGTAGTTAGAAATCGACATGTAAACCTCTCTTTCAGATTGTAGCAGAGCCCCCGGTTTTATCCGGGGGCCCTCTACATGCTTACAGCAAGTTAGTGCTGATTAGCTGGCGTTTGCGCCGATGCTTGATGCCGACTCGATGCGACGGAGCGATGCCTCACGGAATCGACCGTAACCGCCAAGCCAGTACCAACCCAACGGCTGCAAGCGCATGAGGTAGTCGGTGACGTTGCCACGAACGACCTTCGGCGTTGCTCCGTTGCCATCCTGGGTGCTGAACGCCTTTGCAAGCGCCTGGCGGCCCATGATGTGGGTGCAGTACACATCGATGTTTCCGGTCGATCCGGATCCGTTCGATGCGTTGGTGAACACCTTTGCACGTGGGGTCTCAATGAAACGGACCGACTCGAAGAGACCGATCTCGCCATTGTAGATTCCCGTCGGATCGACGTAGTTGGCAGGCGTACGCCATGCAGCTGCGTCGGTTGCCGAACGGAAGTCGTACGACACGTCTGGGTGGATGAAGCCGATGTACGAACCATTGAAGGTTGGCACGTTGGCTGCACGAAGCTGAGCAACAACCTTACGGATGTCGTTGGCTTCGATGATGTCTTCGGTCTGAACCGTCGTACGGCTGGATGGATCCGTGGAACCACCACCAGCGTAAATGACGTTCGTTCCTGCTGCCAGAACTTCACGGACAACCTGGTCCATCGAGTCGCCAGCGTTGTAGCCAATGATGTTGGCTGCTGCCGAGTCGACATCCATGAATGCCGTGCCACGGAGCTTGGCCGTGGTAACGACAGCGTTGCCGTATTCGTTCAGGGTGACGGTCACCTGGCTGTCCGAGAGGGCAGTCGGGGTTACGTCGGTGACTTCGTTGAGAGTGCTGGTTGCGGCAGCAATGTCATTGAAGATGGTGAAGGTAACGCCAGTTCCTGGCATTGCCTGTGCGACTGGCTGAACGTCTGCTGCCTGGTCGAACAGAAGCTCCGAACGCAACGCAAAGTATGCGAGGCGATCAAAGGCTACCTGGTCAATTGACAGCGACGAGGTTGTGGTTTCGCCGGCCATTGGTTATTAGCTCCTTGTTGTTAGATGATGTTTGACTGATTGGCTTTCGCCTGGGCCAACAGCTCCATCACTTCACGCTCATTCTTGGCGCTAGCGATCTTTGCTGCGTAGTCGACCACGGGTTCCGAAACATCACCCATCGCTGCGGCATTCCCCATCCGACCCCATGCTGCCTGTTCCGTCTTCGGAACCTGCTGCTGACTTGGAGCGGTTTGGATGAGATTTGCTTCTGCGGCGGCTGCTCGGATTGCATCCGGTGAAATTTCGCCATCGTAGCCCTTGACGAAATACTTTGACATTGGCGAATTCAGGTCGATACCTGCCTTCACAAAAGCCAGTTCTTTCTTGGCTGCTTCGGCCTCGTCCTTCATTTGACGAAGAGACTTCACCTCGTTCTCCAGCTCTCGCATTCTTGCTCGAACAGGATTCCGTGCACCTTGGTCTTCTTGCTGAACTTCCTCTTCATAGAAGTCTTGTTCGGCCATGACCCACTCCTTCCGCCCACACCTAGCTGGAGGGGCCAGGTGGCTGCATATCTCACCCCTATTTGCACATTGAAACCGGGGGGCTTTCCAATGGTCTTCCCTAATGGGAATACAACCAAACTACATCAGATTAGAAATCTGTCAAGGATTAGATCCCAGACTTGATTGCACCACCAGCAACTTGCCTCTGGGCGTACTCTCCGCCACCAAGGAACTGTGCCTTGCGCTTGTTTTTGATCTGCTCAAGCTTCTTCATTGCTGCGGTATCCGTGCCAGTAGCAGCATTGACAAGTTCCTCATCGGTCAACTGAACCTCGTTCGGATTGGCTCGACGCAACTCATTCATCTGCGAAATAGTTGTGAAAGCCTTCTCCGCCTCAGCTGTAGTAACACCCTTCTGGGCAAGCAGTTCAGCCTGCTGTTTCTGCAGGTTCACACCAGCCATGTTCTGGGCACGGGCCATGAAGATAGATGCCTGGGCTTGACGCTTGTAGTCAGCGGATGCCAGCAAAGGACGTGCACGTTCCGGGTCAATAAAGTAGGCAACAATGTCGCCGTCACCGATACCGTACTCGGTGCGTAGCTTGTTGATGACAGTCTGATCAGCATCCTGGATCAAAGAGTACGCATCCTTGAGTCTGGTGTTCAGCTCGCTGACAGAAACGTCACCCTCGATCAGCTTCTGGAAATCTTCTTTGGTGTCATAGAACCCGGTTGGCAGGCCGTTGGCCGCCATGGTTTGACGATAGGTCTGCTCCAAGGATAGGTAGGTTGCCGGGGTGAGCTCGCTCAAACCACGTGCTGCACGGGCTGCGTTGGCTGCAAATCGATCCTTGTATGCCTGCTCATCCTTGATTGAGAACAGGATTGAGTCCTCGTCATCAATGCTGAATTCACCCTTTGCATACTTTGACCAGATGACCGGAGACAGGGAGTCAAGTCCGTACTGTCTCAAAACGGAAGCAAGCGCTGCCTTGGCGTCACTCGTTACTTCGGGTACGTCCTCACCGTCGGCATCATCGCCGTTTCCAGTACCGCCTCTGAACATTCCAGAAGCTGCCTGCCCAGCAAGGATGGACATTGCATTCTCGACATCGCCACCGCTGTACTTTCCGGTGCCGTATCCGGTAAAGATCTCGTCAAGATAATCCTGCTGTGCGCCAGTAACCTGAGGACCGACAACATCGTAATAGGTTTGCGTAATACGTGCGCTCTCGGCTTCACGTGCCTGTTCCTGCTCGAATTGACGAAGAGCCTGAGCGTACTCAGCTCCAGAACCGAAATCAGCTTTGTTTGGTTTCTCAGCCATTACACCAACTTACCGAACGCACGAGCAATGGTTGATGCCAGTCTACGTGCGTCATCGTTTGCTTGCTTTGTGAACTTGTATCCGTATCTGTCGTCAGTCTTCAGCATTGCCTCCCACTCGCTCATAGTTGGCTGCGGCGTCTGTGGACCACCAAAGGCAACAGAGAACTTAGGATCCATGTAGTCGATGCTGTTCTCTGGCTTATCCAGAATGCGAGCAGCAGCGCTACGGTACGGACTAAAGATTTCATCCAGAGTAAGACCAGCATCAATCTGTGGGGCCAGGTTGAAGTAGGCAGCCTTGGCCAACTGAGCACCCTTCTTCTTGAAGGTGTCTGCAGTAATTACCTCGCCGTTGTATTCTTTGCCAGTAACGGCAGCAACAATCTGGTCATCGAGATCCGTTGGGTTGTAGCCGTACTGCTTGGCAATCTTGCGTAAAGCCTGGGCATCCAGGGTCTCCATCAGATCCTGCTTGCCACGAGCACGGTCACCAACCTTGGAGTTCACGTACTGCGACAATGCGATGCCAGTCAGCTTGCGACGTGTAGCGGTCTTGGCAATCTCATCTAGCTCCGTAGTGGTCAAGCCAAGGTCGCCATACGTGTTGGCAATGTTGATCCTGCTGGTTGAAATCTGGTCAAGCTGGTCGGCCTGGGTGAGCGAATCAAAAGCTTTGGCCGAGTTGGTCGTCTCGTTCCAGTACTTGGTTGCATAGATCTTTGCATCCAAAGCATTTACGCCAGCCTGGGTAGTCAGGTCATAGTTGTCTGGGTTCTTCGCAATGTCAAGAACTAGATCAATCAGGTCATCACCGAATACACCACGAGCTTCCTGCTCGCCAGCACCACCATCAAGGATTCGTGCGAACTGCGGGAACTTGGCAGCAAACTGCGCTCGCCAATCAGACTTAGTAACTTTTGCCATTACCTGCCACCCATCAACTGGAAGATGCGATTGAGTGCGCTGCCAGCCTTGAACGCTGCAGCCTCACCAGGAGATGCCATAGCTGCTTGCTTAGCACCAGTAACAGACGGATCAGTCTTGCTTGCACGAATAGCTTGCACAGCCTGATTCACTTCATCCTTAGTTGGCGCACGACCGAGAACGCTGAAAGCTGACTGCTTGAAGTCTGCTGCAGCATCATCGTACGTGTAACCAGGACCCTGGCCACCGCCAGTACCACCGCCAAGATTGCCGACAGAGATAGCTCCACCATCAACCATCTTGACGAGTGATCGCCACGTGCGACCCTGGGCCGTGGAGAAGTTGAGAAGCGACTGGATTGCGCTCCTGTCCGTTCCGTCAACACCAGTACCAGCTACAGCTGCAGGGCTTGGGGTCTGGTCCCCGTAATAACCAAGACGCTTTGCCGTAGCCAGCATTGCTGCACGTTCCTCAGGCTTGGCTGCCATGAACTCCGAATAGATATCCGATCCGTCAGCGGCATAACCAGGACGCTCGATGTCGTTGAATTCGTTTACAAGCTGATTGCCCTTATAGACAAGTTGCGCACCAGTAGCGGTTCTGTAGACGCTGAGCGTTCTGCCAACAAGTGGATTCAGAATTGAATCAGAGTTAGCCTTCTGGGTGTTGGTCGGGTTTGAGTTGACAACACGGTTGGGGGTCGTATAGTTGGTGCCAGAGAAAACAGTTGTCGTCTGCTGTGCTGCAGCCTGCATTTGCTTCTGCTCTTCGGTTTGCTCGATAGCAGCTTGTGGCTCAGCCCTGCCTTTCTGGAACTCAGACTGCGACGAACTATAACCGCTCTTGTAATACTCCTTGCGGTACTTGTCCTGAAGCTTTCTGTACTGTGCAAGTTCATCAGGATCCGATGGTGGTGCCTCGTATCCCTGCTCTGCCAACTTCTCTTGAATGTACTCGTCAGAGCCTATGTAACTTGGAATAGCGGTCATCAGTCCTCAACCTCTTGTGCCAGCACTCGCTGCCAGATTCTAGCAAATTCTGGACTTGAGTCAGCCAGCTGATTCCCGTAGTAGTACAAGTAGCTTCTGTACGGAGTTGCTCTCTTGGAGTTGAGGCTCTTGCCACCAGATCCAGCGATGCCAGCATCACGGGCGGTGAGATACTTCCTCAACACCGGGCTCAAAGGATTGTCGACAAGACGTGGATCAACAACCATCTTCTTCAGATTGAAGATAGTGTTCTCATACTCACCAACCTTGAACTCTGCGAAACGTGGGAAGCCAGGGTGTTCCTCGTTTAGCTGTGCTCTGTACATGTCCAAGATTCCACGCTGCTGCTCATTCGGGAACGCACCAAACAACTTACGTGCAGCACGGTACTTGGCAGAGCCAACACGGTTCTGTGCGGTCTGGATGAGTTCATCATCGGTCAGCTTGACACGCTTGCCCTGCTTCAACTGGCGCTGATAAACATCGAAGTTGAAGTCGGATCCAGCGTTTGCAAAGTATGCTGCCTCGTCTGGGAACTCATTGAAGATGTCTGGGTTTGCAAGCTCCCACTCACCGAACTCACGTGAACCCTCAAGACCCTTGACAACAGTCCTGGTCTTGGAACCAACGTATAGCTCCATCTCTTTGCCGTAGACGTTCAGGAAGCGCTGGACAGCTGTGTCGTAGTTCTGTTCCTGCATCTTCTGCAGTTCCTTGATCATCTCGTCGACATAAACATCTACGTCGCCCTTCTTGACCTTGTAGCCAACAGTAGGGGCGGTTGGTCCAAGGAACCGCTGACCGACACGCATGATAGAAATAATCTGAGCTGCGCCCTTCGAATCTTTCTTGAGTCGCTCAATATCTTTTGGATCCGAAAGGTTGTACTCACCAGATGCAGACTTGGCACGAAGCACATCAATGTAAGTATTGGCAAACGTGGTGCCAACCTGATCCTCACGGTTCGTGAATGTCGACGAGAGAACGTCACCGAATCCGCTGACAACTGCCGGGACAGGATTGATTTCCCCGCCAATGCCCTTG